CGGAGAAGATAACCCTCAAGCGGCCAAATCTTTTCCCGGGCATTCTTCCGGGCGATTTTTCGACCGATATCCTTATCGAAGTTTTGAGGGCTGGTTGAAGCGCTTTCACCGGTTACAGTGAAGCCGTTTTTTAGCTCTAAGCAACATACCGTCAGGGTGGTGCCATCAAATACGTGGTACTGCTCACCAACGATAACGGAGTCAATAGCGTCAGGCGTCAGTCTTGGCGCAGTCAGTCCCTTGTCATGGATTTCTTGTTCGATTGCTTGTTCGGTCATTTCTCGATCCTCTCTAAATTACACATGTTAATCCGAATACCCGAAATAGTATCTACTTGATCATCATAAACACATTCAATTTTTTCGATCTTTTGTTTTATTTCATTTTTCATATTCAGAATCCTATATCAAAATCTTCGTTTCCATCATCACGGCGCATAATACCTACTTTGTATTGTGCATTATCCTGTTCTTGTGGTGATGCCTGTGTTTTTGAAATGTCAAGCCAATTTTCCATATACTTTAATGGGTTTGCTTTTGGCATAGTGTGTTCACTTTTAACTTTCAAAAACTTATACACATCCTTAGAACAAAATAGCGCCCATTGAGACAAAACTGATTCGTTCAAGCCTACCAGTTCACGACCTTCTGAGAATAGGTATTTGTTCCATGTCAGTTCACCATTTACAACCTCGTCTATCAAATCTTTGATCTGATCAGCACATTGTTCCATAGCAATCTGTCCACGCTCGGTTTTTAGTTCTGCTGAAATAACCCGTTTGTCAAATTCGGCATGAACCTCTAGTTCATCTTGAGCAATCTTTTGAACTGCTTTTCCAATAGGCCCAAACATACCAGTATCACAAATAGCGAATGTAACGGCAAAGCTAGACATAAATTGGATGCGCTCAAGGCACAACAAAGCCACAAACACCATAAACGCTTTATTGTATGTAGCTTGATTGTTTTCAATCATACCCAATGCATACTGATGTGATGCTGTATGTGCCTCACTAAAGACTCTAGAAACACTTACCATGCGTGACATAGACTCTTCTACTTTAAGAATTTCATCAATAATAACAGATGGATCATCAAAGCTATTTCTTACAATTTCTGAATATGTTGCACTATGCAACACCTCATTATCTGAGATTCTTTGAATAGCAGCCCACAATTCAGATGACGTAATGAATGGGGCCATAACAGGGGCGATACTGCGAGAGGCTACACTATCTGCCTCCCATTGCCACGCCAATGTTTTGATCATAATTTCATAAACACTTTCACTACACGTTTTGAATTCTACGTTACAAGAACTGTAATCAAATTCATTCTCATCCCAATCAAGAGACTTCATAGTTTTATACATTTTCCAAACTTCTGGATAATGTTTATTGATTGTATCAAACAGCCCTACTTCCTGCCCAAGAAAGAGCTTAGGCTTTTCGTAGTCTGTCTTTTTAGTGTTAAATACTTTTGAATCAACCGACATATAATTTATAATCCTCTAATTTTTAAAGTGTACATCCACCACCACCACAAGTGTCCTCACTTGCATTAAGGTCTGTTCCGTCACTGGTTTTACTGTTTACATAGTATCTAGTTTTTAAACCCATCTTTGTCATATAGAAATAATCACTAAGCATTTCCTTAGAACCAACTACCTCATCACCAACAATTTTTCTATACAAATCTGAACTTATACCCTGATCAGTAAATTTCTGAACAATAGCATAGCAGTCTATCATATCTCTGGATGCAATATCCCATGCAAGTTCATACCGCTTTCCAATTTTATCACTATCAGGCGCACACCAATTGATAACGATGTTGTTATCAGTCTTTAGCATAGACAAATCCCGAATAGGATACAGCCCATTTGTAGTTGCAGAAGCTTTACTTGAACTTTCCGAAGGCATATGAGCTGTAGTTACTGAATTTCTGATACCACCATTGGAGATAATTTCTCTACGCAGTTCTTCCCAATCATATTGTAACTCATTCTCAACAACACTATCAACGTTTTTGTTGTATGTGTCAATAGGCAACCAACCACTAGGCCATTTTGTCTTGTGTATCCACGGAGCATTACCAAGTTCTTTTCCTAGCTGCAAACTAGCTTTGATTAGGTAGTAAGAATGGCGCTCAGCCGCATTATGAATTTCTTGCTTACCCTCTGAACTGCTATACTTTAAACCTTTCTTAGCCATGTGGTGTGCTAAACCAATAATACCAACACCCGCACTAATTCTTGCCTTGACTGTTGTTTCTAAGTGTGGCAATTCATAATGCCCTTTATGAATGCATTTGTCAATCATCAACAACGTATAGTAACAAGCCTTTTCATACTGTTCATCGCTTTTAATGTTAGAAATAACAATCCCACCAAGGGAACAAACCGCAACTTCACCCCTACCATGATCCTCTTTAGAATACAAGTCTTTCATGTTATCATACCCCTTTGTTGGTAGGGATATTTCCGCACAATTATGAACTAATATGTTATTTGCATAAAAGTTTTCATTATCCTCAACCGTTATATCGTATACGTCTTCTTCATGATTTAAATATTCTATTTTAATTCCCATTGCTTCCTCTTTTATTCTTTATCCACGGATATTGTAAATTTTCTTTGGTTTGAATAGACACACCAGTTAACTCATTATAGTACCAAAATTTTCCTGTAAGAGATTTTCTTACTTTTTGATTGTGTTCTTTGGTATTTTGGTATTTTGGTAAATAAAAATTATACTTTTCAAAGAACGCTTGTCTCAAAGGTTTTCCATTAAATCTATTCTTTGAGAATGATTTAGGAAAGTCTGGATATAATTTTAATAGCATTCCATACGAAAAGTTGTTGGTTTCATCAGAATACTCTTTACATTTCTCCAAAATAAAATCATCACTTATACCAGACCATCTACCATTATTCTCTTTGTGTGTTGTTTTCTTTAATTTCTTTTTCCAAGATTCTATCTTTTCTTCGGGGACAATAAACCCACCACATCCACCGGGTTTAGCATTGTATCCAATTTTTCTGTGCATTGTATTCATAATGTCAATAACAAATTCTTCAAATTCAGCAGATTCTTCTTTAGTTTCAAATTTTGCTAATTCGTGCAATTCAAAATTATCTACCCCATATTTTCTTATTGCTGAATGGAATCTAAATGGTGATGAATTATTAGAACAGCTTATGTGTGCCTCCCATCGTTCTTCTATTGCCCTAGATGTCATTCCTATATAAACCTTCCCGTTTTCTTTATTTTTAATACAATATACTGTGTGCATAACATAACAATCCGTAAGTAAGTAGGTAGTTGAATCTGTAAAAATATAAATAGAGATTAAACTACCTACTTAAATTGTATTATTTTATTAAAAGTTCATCGGTTTCTTTAAGATTTTTTGCTAATACATATCCTCTTTGAGTAAAAATTTTGTGATCTGGTGTGCAACGTATGGATATACCAGTGTGTTCATCGGTTATTCTAATAACTTTAGCATTACTGTTCATCATAGCGCCATTGGTTACTTTTTTATATTCATCTATTTCATTTTCAATATTTCTGGAAAGAACCTCAACATCACTGCCCTCTTTTTTGTAGATGTTGACTAATTCTTTTATTGGTATTGCATCATAAAATACTTCATTAATTTTTGCTGAAACTAATGTATCACCAGAAAGACACAAGTTTGAACTAAAAATTCTATCATGAAATGGTGTGTGTCTATTCATTTCGTCAGGCCAATGTAGATAGGATCGACCAGTTTCATACGCCTCGTTTAATGATGTAAGTAGCGTGTTTCTAGCATTAACATAAGTTTTCTTAAAGTTGTCGTCATTCTCATACTTTTCATACAAGGTAGCAAATAACTGTTCGTCTGAACTATAAAATGCTTTGTATAGATCAGGTGCTGTGAATATATTAAACAAGAAAACATCTTCATTCTTTGCCGCTTTCCTAGCATAGAACTTATTGGTTCCTGCACTATAATCCATACCACGAATTCTTTTATCCTCTGTAGACATAGGATTTTTTAGTTGGGAAATAAGATTAACTTCTGGATCAAACATAGAGAAGTGTGTTGTTGCTGCACCACCACGACCATTTTGCAATGATGACTTTACAACACCAACCAAAGATTTATAATAAGGCAACTTACCTTGATGCTTAATTGTACCACCCCGAATAGGATCACCCAACGACCGAATTTGGTGATGGGCACCAATACCTGCACTCATGTACGTCATAGTGTATGCAATATGATCACCCACACCAATAGATTGAGCATTATCATTAACAGTGTATAAACAACAACTGGCAAAGCCCCTCAGAGGGGTTCCAAGGTTAACATAGTTAGGGGTAGGGGCATTGATTACCTTGTTGGATAAAAGCTCATAGAATGCTTCTACGTCAGCCATGCGTCTATCTTTTGGCTGATCTTCTGACAGAGCCATAGCCATACGCATATAAACAAACTGCTGTGATTCGTATTCCTCATCAGTAACCCGATTCATCAAAGAATATTTTTCACGAATTTGCTTTAGTTCGAAGTGTGTGGCTTTCAAATCTTTGCTGTGATCAATCAACTTCTCAACTTGCACGTATTCTTCATCACTATAGTTAAGATGTTCCATTAGACCAATTTTCTGAAGATTACGATGCACTTCTTTTACAGTTGGAATAGTTCCATTAAAGACTTTCTTATAAATCAATGCAGCATACAAACGTCCTGCCATTCTGTTATAAGACCAAGAGTTATACTCTAGGCATGTCTTAATTAGTCGTTCTTGTAGTAATAGTGATGTGGTTTCTTTAGAAAGAGTACTAACAGTATGAAGTACTACGCTCGACCAATCTACTCGATTACCTAGAGACTTTGATGCCCATTCGCCCCATTTGTTAATCTTATTAGGTGAGAAGTCTTCTTTCCTGCCATCTATTTTAACAATTGTTTCTATCATAGCTCCTCTCATTTGAAATGATGGTCGATTCCATAACACAGCATTGCGTATGAATCGACTATGTCTGATATTGGACTTTTTTCTGCTTTGACATTAATGATCTGAGTAATGTCAATTGAAGTCTTTTCAATAAAAGCATTATGCATTGCTTCTTTATTTGAATTGCCTTTTCCTGAAAAGTCTTTCTTTACAGTCATTGGCGACGGGATGTAATATTCTATACCATGTTTCCACATTTGATATTTCAATAGGGCAGTATTTTCAGCAATGTTGAATACTTTACCCTTGGCACCCATAGCATATCCTTCAAGACATGCTTCAGTGACTTTGAATTTCTTTAGAATAGCCATTGCCCACTGTGCTATATTATCAAATCTTTCCATCTCAGATTCGTATGGAAATGCAAGCACACCGTATATGTTGGAAGAGTATTTATCTTCAAACTTTTTACTCGAAGTATAAAAAAATGTTTTACAGTTGATAAATTTTTTTGTTGATCCAACAGTAATTGCAGGACATGTCATAGAATAGTCAATGCCAGCATACATCATTCTTCTTCACTTACTTCTGCAAGTGATGTCTGACAGAAAGGACAATAGATAGGGTCTTGTTCTTCTGATTGAGTTATAATGATGTAGTGGTTATCACAAGTTTCACAGAGTATTTCGTTTTTAATCATATTGCCTCCAAGGCGAGTTCATTGTTATTTGAACAATTTATACTCGCCTTAGAGATGCTTTTACTCTTTTCTAGTTAATGTCACTAATGTATTAACTGCTGCTAGTTTAAACAAATAGTATTTAAATTGATGAGAAACCGGAAGCTCTTCATAAAGAACAAGACATGGATGTGTTTTCTTTTCCGTATCTTTCACTTCACCATAAACCCAACCATTCTCAATCTTTTCTTTCATCCAAGATTCATGTTTATTAGAAGATGTTGCATTTTGATTATCGAGAACATACATAACACCATTTATAGCAGACTTTTGAATTTCTTCAGGAGCATCTACGTATTCTGGTTGACTATAATCTCCTAAAGCTTCACAATAGAACTTATTTGTGTTATGACAACAGTTTGCAATATATTCAATTTGTTCTTTTGATAGTTTTTCACTCAGTTTCATTTTCTTCAGCCTTTTGATTGTTAATGATTTCAACAGCATTGTTGATTCGTTCTAACATTTCTTCTGAATCAACATAGATGTCTTTACCGTCAAGCACTTCTTCAATTTCACCGTGATCAAATACAGGATAAAGTGTTTCTTCATATAGCTTTTTCAATAGCTTTCTTATTGAAACGATATGCTTAAAATGTTCGTTTGTCTTTTGCATTGAACCAAACGATCCATCATGAACCATGAATGTACAATATGGAGTAAGTACATATGAATCACATGAAAGAAAGATTGGTACACCGGCTGATGCAATTGTAGCTTCTGCAAATCCAACAACAGTTGCTTTGCATGTATTAATTGCGTAGATAAAAGCAATCGTTGCATCAACACAACCACCCGGAGTCGCCAAGTGAACTTCAACTCGATCATGCTCGCTTGC